ATGCCTATGATTCTCTTCGTTATATGTTAATGACTAGACAGAGTATGAAAGGAAATCTTCATAGTTTAGGTTTCCACCATAAGGATAATTATCAGGTTCAGGATTCAACATTCGGGTATTAAATATGGCAAATAAGTATACTAAATCAGATATCATAACAGAAGTTATAGCACGACAAAAGAAGCAGGGTTATTCTAAAGAAGAGCTAAATGAATTAAGAAATAAGTTAAAACTTGATTTAGATAAAGAGAGTGTGAATATGATTAATGGATTGGCACAATCCAAAGGGGGTATTTATGCTGGTTTTAATTATTTTAGACAGGCTCAAAAAAATGGTCGATCTTCGTCTGTTGTGCGTTCTGATGTAACTCCTGAACAAGTACAAGCGAGAGTATTTAGAGCCACTGGAAAAAGGATATCAGTTGCTGATGCAACAAGAAAATCTACTAGAGAAAATTCAACAAATAAAATAGTAGCCCATTGGGAAAATGCTCTAGCATATAGTATTCCTACTAATGCTGTTCTTGGGATTCTTGCTAAAGTTGGAGTAAAAGTATTACCAAAACTATTAGCAAATCCAGTAATAAGAAATTCTATAAGCAAAGCAGCAGAACAGGGTGTAAAAATACCTAATCAACTAGTAAAAGCGACAAAAGCATTAGCAAATAAAGTAGATAAGACTCTTCCAAATATAAAATATCAAGCAACAGGAAGGTTGCCAGCGGCAAAAGGCCCTCAAGAAAACATTAATGCTGATATGGCAAGAATTGCTAGCGGAATGGATAGAATACAAGCTAGATCAACTATTCCTGCTGGTCCTGCTTCTAAAATTCCAGCATCATTATCAGATGATATTCAAATGGCAGCAGGTAAAATTATGTCTGCACCACATGCTGGTCCTAGTAACCCTAATATGCCTGGATTTAAATTTCGTGATCCTAGAGGAGGTTTTCGTCCACGGGAATATCGTGATATAGCAGAAGGTCCAGCTATTAGTCCAGAAGGCGCTGCTATTAGACGTACTTCTGCTCCTGTTCAAGAAAGCTCTGTTGGTGGAGTTACACCACTTATGGGTCAAAGAGCAGATGCATTAGCTAAACTTGGAAGTAGGGGAAGGAATCCTCCTATGTCTGCTGATCCAAGACTAGCTACACAATCTTCTCAATATGGATATGGAAGAGATAAGTATGGAAGAATGCTTCCTCATATGAGAGCATCCGGTCCTAGACGGGTAGAGGCTTCTGGTTGGCCCGGACCAGCAGCAGGAGCTAGGGTTTCTCCTACAGTTAGTCCTCATCCTAAGTATGCTGGAAGACCTCCTACTGCTAGTCCTCATCCAGGACCAAATATTCCAAGAACAGCACTGGCAGCAGCATTGGGAACAGCCTTATTTGATAATTTAGATTCTAATCAAAAAGCAGTTCTAGAAGAAGCAAAAAAGATAGAAGCAGAACAAATCAGGGCTTACGATTCTGAAGAAGAAACAAATTGGTGGGAAGGTTACACTGAGCCTTCTGACTCTACTGACTCTACTGACGGACAAATTGCTGAACCAGCTTTCGGCAGAATGCTTGGTCTTCGTAGATCAGCAGAAGAGATAGAACGAGATGTTGCTATTACTGAAGCACTTGATGCAGGGAATTATGATAGAGTTGCTGAATTAGAGAAGCAGTATGGTTCTGCTCCGGTAGAAGATTCTCTCACTTACAGAACCAAGGACTATACTCCTGAAGAAATAGATGCTGCTCTTGCCCAGGATTCTGGATCAGTACTGGAAGATTTACAAAGTCTTATCGGTGATATTGAACATGGAACAGATTCTGACTCTGATTTAATAGCAGGTGCTAACTACAATTCAGGCGGCACAGTAGCTAAGAAGCCTCGTAAGAAAAAGAAGAAAGCCAATTCAGGTTCTTCTAAAAGTTATACTACACAACCAAGAAAACCATCTAGAGCATAAGGAGATAAAATATGCCTACTAATTATCGTTATCCCGGCAAGTCTGATTTTCAGTCTGTTTCCAAACAGGGTGAATTGAGTGATGTAAATGAAAGTAGCCTATATCGTGAAGCGCAAGAGAGTGACTTGATTGGTTCTGTTGATACCAAGTTCAGTCAGTTTGTTCAGACTTCAAAGCAAAAGATGAAAAACGAAGAAGCCGCTATTTTCCGTATGGCAGAAGACCATTCTATTTACAGCAAATAAGTAAAATACATGTCAGATGATCAAGAAGATATTGATCTAGAAGTAGATTCTCCTTCTGAACTTACAGGATATATTACAAAGAGATTTGAAGATGCAGAAAATGGCAGGTTTCAAGACGAACTTCGCTGGATTTCTGCTTATAAAAACTATAGAGGGATCACTGATTCCACTACAGCATACACATCTTCAGAAAGATCAAAGGTATTTGTACGAATTACCAAGGTAAAAGTACTAGCTGCTTTTGGTCAAATTTCTGATATTCTCTTTGCAAACGGTAAGTTTCCTATTACTGTATCTCCTACTCCTATTCCAGAAGGTATTGCTGAATTTGCTCATCTTTCTTCTCCAGAAGAGCAGTCTATTCTACAACAGATACAGAACATGCCGCTGGCAGAAGTAGATGATTTCCTTGGAGGACTAGAAGCAAAGTATGGACAGGCACAAAGCTTAGTTCCTGGTCCTGCTATTGTTCCTCAAAGTGCAGAATTACAGCCAGCTTTAATTGCTGCACGTAATATGGAAAAGCAAATACACGATCAACTAACAGATACCAATGCAGTTAGCATTCTTAGGAAGGCAATCTTTGAATGTGCTTTGCTTGGAACAGGTGTTGTTAAGGGTCCGTTTAATTTTAATAAGACAGTACATAATTGGAAAATAAAAAATGGTGAAAAAACTTATGCTCCTGATGAGAAAATTGTTCCTCGAATATCCTCTGTATCTTGTTGGGATTTTTATCCTGACCCCTCTGCGAAAAGCTTGGAAGATGCTGAATACGTTGTGGAAAGGCATCGCCTCAACCGTGAACAACTGCTTGAATTAAAGAACAGGCCGTTCTTTAAAGAAGATGCTATTGAAGAAGTACTAGATAGAGGCCCGAATTATTCAGAAAAGCATTATGAGAGTACCCTACAAGAGGACGATTCTTCTTCAAACTTTGATGAGAATCGTTATGAAGTATTAGAATATTGGGGTTCTCTTCCTGATACTCTAGTAGAAAGCCTAGATATACCTGAGATACCTTCTTCAGGTACAGTACATGTTAACATCTGGGTAACAGCAGGTAAAGTAATCAGAGCTATTGTTAATCCTTTCCTACCAATGAGATTACCCTATTCTGTATTTCCATACGAAATTAATCCATATCAAATGTTTGGAGTAGGGGTTGCAGAGAATATGTCAGATGCCCAGCTTTTAATGAACGGGCATGTAAGAATGGCTATTGATAATTTATCTCTGGCAGGTAACATGGTTTTTGATGTTGATGAAACTCAACTAGTTCCTGGACAGGCGATGGATATTTATCCTGGTAAAATCTTTAGAAGGCAGACAGGTCAGCCTGGAACAGCAGTAACAGGATTAAAGTTTCCTAATACTGCTCCTGAAAATTTACAGATGTATCAAGCAGCTAGACAACTTGCTGATGAAGAAACAGGTATTCCTTCTATAGTACATGGGCAAACAGGAGTAACTGGAACAGGCCGGACCGCCGCTGGTTTATCTATGCTTATGGGTTCTGCTGGTTTATCTATTAAAACAGTTATTAAAAATATTGATGAGTTTCTTCTTCGTAATCTTGGTGAAGCCTTCTTCCAATGGAACATGCAGTTTAATGATGACAATGCAGAGATTCGAGGAGATTTAGAAATTAAGCCAAAAGGCATTTCTTCCGTTATGCAAAAGGAAGTTAGAACACAACGACTAACTGCCCTCTTACAAACTATAGGAAATCCAATGTTGGCTCCATTTATTAAAATTCCCAACTTAATAAGAGAACTTGCTATTTCTCAGGATATCGATCCAGACCAACTTGTAAATGATCCTCAAGAAGCAGCTATTTTCGCAGATATTTTAAGAGGCTTAAATGAACGAGTTACTAGCCAAGAAGCTCCTCCCCCTAGTCAACAATCCCCAAATGTGGGAACCTCTGAAGGAGTTCCTTCTGGACCAACACCAGTTGATCAATCGGGGGTTGGCGGTGGAACAATCGGAGTTGGAAATGCGCCGACTCCAGGGGAAAGCAATTTTACTGGAAACCTTAGAGAAGCTTCCTGATGTTATTAAATCTTCTTTACAAAATGCCAAACTAGAAAGAGATCGTAAATAATGGCAGATGATAAAACATATAGTTATATGTATAGCCCAGGAGATGTTCCTTCTTCTGGTAATAAATATCAAGTAGGCGACCCTTCTGGACCTCTTCCTTATGCTGATCCTGGTGTAGTAAAATATGGAACCTATCCTGAACCGCCTGAAGGATATGATAAATACCAATATGCAGAAGGCGAGAATATTATTACATCAGATGTAGGAACTGGAAAGTATCCTAACGTAGGACCGGGAATGGTTCCAAGAGATTATAATGTTCCTCCTCCACCTCCATTGCGTACTCCTGAAGGTACTTTTAGTCTTAATAAGACTCCTGTATCTCCTCCTTCTGCTGGTTATTCAAGAGATTATAATAGATATGCAGGACATCTTGATCCTAGATATGCTGGTGGTCTTGCTACTCAACATGAGAAATTTGTAGGAGGATCACATACTGGTGCAACACAAAGAGCAATACGAGATCAATTTTTAAAAAGACGTAGAGAAGAGTTTACAGTTCTGGGGGGAAAACAATACGATACTTTAGAAAGCTATGCTATGGATAAGTTCAATGAAATTCCTAAAATGGATTTAAAAGAATTTCAAGCTATAGTTCAAGATGATTTTGGAATAGGCTTTCCTATTGAATCAGGTTTAAAGACGCCTCTTGCTCCTTCAATTGAAGAAATGACCAAAGAGTATGATGCTACTTTACCTCCTCAACCTAAAGTTAGTTTAACAGAAGCAAGACAAGCTGCTAATTTATCTGCAACAGGACAAAGAGAATACGCTTCTGGTCCCGGTCCTAATCAAGGCGGTGGAGAAAAGAAAGAAGAAAGATATCTTCCACACTGGGGAGATTGGGGAGATCCACAAGACCCTCTTCCTCGATGGAGAGTTTTGACTGATAGTGGATATCAGCATTTTAATACTGAACAAGCTGCAAAAGACGCTGCTGCATATGTTAAAAAGAAGGATGGTGGAGAAGTTAGAAAGTATCAAGATGGTACAGTAGATGTAGGTTCTATTGAACCGGAAAGAATGGACTTTATTGATGAAGCAGGAGCAGCCCCTGCTAGTGCATTAGCAGATGATGTCCCTCTGGAAGCAAGAGAAGGAGATGTTGTTTTCCCTCCCGAATCAGTAGAGGTTATGGGGTTGTTAAACATGAATGATATGATCAAAGCTGCATTAGGTCTTGCTCTTGAAATAGGTGCTGTGGTTCCTGCTGAGATTGATCCGAATGAAAAAGTTCCGGTTAAGTTAACTAATGGTGAAGTTATAATTCCTAAAGTAGTAGCGGATGCTGTTGGTAAAGAAAGAGTACAAGAAATTATTAATAAAGGTTTAAAGCTTAGAGCGCAAAGAGAAGAAGAAGCCGCCCAAGCACAACAGCAACCTGCTCCTGAAGCAGCCCCACAAGTCCCTGAATCTATACCGCAAGAAGCGCAAGTAATGCAAGAAGCACAAGGTTCTCCACAGGGTTTGAAGGATGGCTCGTCTAGTATAGGTACACAGATTGGTAAGTTACTAAATACTACTGGAGAAATTTATGAAGATGTAAAAAAGAACCCTTCTAAATGGGGCCAAGCGGTTTTAAGTGAAGTAGGAGATGCTTTTGGTTTATCACAAGATTCTGATTTAGATACTAGAGCAAGAGAAGCATGGTCCTCTTATCATGGTGCAGAACCAGACTTACTAAAAGAGACACAATTTGTTCTTCATCAAACAGGCAAGGATGATCCAGAATTAAGGAAAGTAATACAAGGTACTTTAAAGAATTACTATGAAGAAAAAGATGGACAAACTATTGGTGATGAAGGACTAAATCCAACCACAGTTGAAGAAATTATGATGCGTATTGCTGCTCATGAAACTCCTGGTGGTGAAACTAGACAAATGATTAAAGAAAACGGAAAGCTAGTTCCAAAAGGAAGAGCTAGGGGAAGACTTCAAGTTGAACCGACAACTGCTAGATCTATGTTAACAGAAGCAAAGAAAATCATTGGACCTAAAGTAAAAGGTAGTTTAACAGAAATCTTTGGTGTTGATAAATATGAAGATATACATGCATTAAGTAATGAACAATTTAATAATGTATTACAGAATAATCCCAGAGCATCTGTTGAATTTGGAATTTTGAATTTGATAACAAAATTAAAAAGAGATAAAAAACTAGATTTACTTAGGTAAAAATCTAGTTACAAGACAGGCTACCCGATTATCGGCCCCTGTATAATAACCAAAAGTGGATACCCAAAGTTATCATTTTGGCCCCATAGGAGGTACTATGATTGAAGAAGAACAAGTAGAAGAAATTACAGAGCATACCCCATACACAGGTATAGATAGGAAGAAAGCTTTAAAGGAAGAAGAACCAGAAGATCCTTTTATAGCGGACCCCTTGGAAGAGGACACTCCGTTACAAGAAGGATTAATCGAATCGGTTCCTCCAGAACATGATTGGCAAAAAAGATATAGTGATCTTAAAAGCTATCATGATCGAAAAAAGAATGAATGGGTACAAGAACAAGAACTTCTCTCTGCAAAATTAAAAATTACAGAGCGAAAGAATTTAAGTTCTACTCTTCCAAAGACTGAAGAGGAATTGGAAGAATTTAAAAAAGAGTATCCTGATGTTTATGATGTAGTTCAAACAGTATCTACTCTTCAAGCGAATGCCAAGGTACAAGATATCGAGGAGAAACTTGAAGCTCTAAAGAAAAGAGAACAGGAAGCTACTGTGAAAACTGCTGAACAGGAACTTTTAGCAATTCATTCAGACTTTTTGGAATTGAAAGAAGATGCTTCATTTCTTGAATGGCTACAAAATCAACCATCTAATATTTCTGACGGTATCTATAAAAACCGTACAGATGCAAAATGGGCCGCACGAGTAATTGATCTTTATAAACTTGAAACTAATCAATCGAAAAGAGGCAGACCAAAGAAGGATGCTAGAACCAGGGCAGCAGAACAAGTAAGTCAAACTACTGCTTCTGCTCCTAAAGATGAAAGTGAAGGCAAAAAGATTTGGACTGTCGAAGAGATCACTCGTTTGAAACCGCATGAATTTGAAAAAGTAGAATCTGAGATTGATGCGGCCAAACGGGAAGGAAGAATCCAATAACATAAGGAGAAACTAAAATGGCTTTTGGAGTAGCAGCCGGATATAGTAACCTACCTAATGGTAAGTTTCTACCGGCAATTTATAGCCAAAAAGTACTCAAATTC